CCGTCTTGGTATCCTTGTTTGGTCTGGTTCAATTCTCACTTTGGCATACATCAAACTACCTCCTGCACTCGGAATTCCTGAACAGAAACTTGATCCAACATTCATCGCCAGTGTCTTTACCGGGGTCTTAGCTTCTTTTGGAGTTCAGACTGCAAAGAAGAATGGTGCTAATGGTGGTGGCAGTGGTGGAGGAATCACAAAAGAACAGATGGAAAAACTGATTGAGAAGGCAGCACAAACTGCACCTGCTCAAACAATTCGCATTGAACAAGCTCCTATTAAAATTGAAGGTATGAATGATGGCCAACCCCCAGTCAAACCAACGATCTAATTTTAAGTGGGCAGCACTGACAGTAGGAACACTGTTCGGTGTTGCTCACATTGGCGTATTAGGACATCTCATTAGTAGAGATAAACTTCCAATTATAAATTTACCTGTAGGTGACTACACATCATATAGTGTAGATGCAGGTGCAGATGGTTACAGCATAAGATATAACGCTAATGACCCCAAGGTAATGGGTGTTAGAAAGTCATTAGACAAGAAGAATGGATTGTTTGGTATCGGTGGAACCACAAATCTAATTACAGAAGAAGAATATACAATGGATGGGGCAAGGCATCTAGGAGGTGCTGAGGGAAAGTTGACTGCTCAAAACCTGGAATGCATAAAAGCGGAGGGCGCTGGAGAGTCAACCGGAAGAATGGTCGGTGCTAGTGTTGGTGCAGGTATTGCTCCTATCTTCACAGGTATACCATATGTTGGTTGGTTAATATCTGGTTGGGCAGTCATGTTGGGTCAGGATACTGGTGCTGATATTGGTGGAGAAGTTGCAACCATGATGAAAGATTGTGAGGAATAATGGTAGACCTAGCACATAAGGCATCACACTTTGCTGCTGCCACACTTAACAATCCATACGGACTTGGTTTCTTAAGTCTCATATTAATTGTTGTTCCAATCATAGGTATGCACTTGGTGCATAAGTATGGGTGGGAACATTGGGAACCATTTACTAAGGAGCACAAATGATGAGTGGTATATTTGTATTTTGTTTTATATCTTTATTATGTTATACGATGCACCTTACTTGGCCATTACCTTATAGAAAATGAATTTATTATTGAGACCTCTTGATAATGTTGCTGATCCTGTATGGAGTGTAATTATCTCCATACTCATACTTCTTGCTGGTGTTACATATTATATCGTCTATATAATGCGTATGGCTTTCGATGAATTGGAAGATGAGTGACCTTACTAATAAAGATGCCGAGCAGGATACAAAGATTGCTGTAATGAACAGCACTCTAGATAATTCTATTCGTCGCATTGAAATGGTTCATAAACGTGTTGATGATACGAACGAAGAAATAGAAAAACTTCGTGAGAGAGTTCGTAAACTTGAGAAATGGGTATGGGGTGCTGGTGCAGTAATTACTGCTGCTATCACACTGATTGGTTTTGTAACTGCTGCTGACGCAAGAACATTTGAAAAAGAAGAAATGACTGTCGGTGTGCTGACTCAGAAAATTAAACAGTATGAAGCAGAAAAGAAAAGAACTCCGATAGAGGATGTTCTCAAAAACGCATTAAAGGAGTGGGAACTATGGGAGCAATGACACCACCAAACAGGAAATCCTGTTACAATTTTCGAGTAGTAGAGATTAATCGAGTTCTCGATGGTGATACCATTGATGTTACTATTGATTTGGGTTTTGATTTATTCAAGAAAGAGAGGGTTAGGGTTGCTGGTGTAGATACGCCAGAAAAACGCACCAGAGACTTGGAGGAAAAGGAACTTGGAATCGACGCAACCGAATGGCTCAAAGCAAAATTGGAAGGTGCTTTGGCTGGTGACGATGATCTTGTTATCCGCACTGAACTTGTCGGCGGGGTTGGCAAATATGGCCGTCTTCTTGGGTGGTTATACCTTGGGGACGCAGCAGTGTCTCTCAATGAACAAATGATTGACGAAGGATACGCTTGGGCGTATGATGGTGGAACTAAACAGAAAAACTTTGAAGAACTGCGGGAGATCCGCAGAGCACACGGTACATTAGTAGACTAATTATGCGAAGAGAAATGTTGGATGCTCTCAAGGCACTTGCCATTGGGAACATTAAGAAAGCGAAAATGAATATTGAGGTATACCTTACAAACCCTGTAGGTATTGGTGAGCACCCTGATGTTCTGGGTGCGATTCAAGATCAGATTGATCTAATTGCAAAAGAAGAAGAACGTATTGAAGTAATCGAAAAGTATTTGGAGGATTAAATGAAAGTATTATTTGCCTTTCTCGCTACACTGTTTCTTGCTGCTCCTGCCTGGGCAGTAGATGTTCAAATGGGGTATGATGGAAATCTAGTATTTGAACCTTCGGAGGTAACAATCGATGCTGGTGAAACTGTACATTTTATTAATAATATGCTTCCTCCTCACAATGTTGTTGTGGATGGTCATTCAGATCTTTCGCATGAGGGGTTACTAATGTCACCAGGTGAAGACATTAATGTTACATTCCCCGATGCTGGCGATTATACATATTGGTGTGCGCCCCACAAGGGTGCAGGTATGATCGGCACAATTCACGTAAAATAAAAATGGCAAAATTTCAAATAACTCTCATCTCTTCTGATGGCACCGAAAATTCTATCGAATGTGATGATGACCAGTATATTCTAGATGCTAGCGACGATGCTGGTATAGATCTTCCTTATTCTTGTAGAGCAGGTGCTTGCTCATCTTGCGCTGGTAAAGTTATTGAAGGAACAGTTAATCAGGAAGACCAATCATTCCTAGACGACGATCAAATTGAAGAAGGATTTGCACTTCTTTGTGTATCTTATCCTACTAGTGATTGCACGATTCAAACAGAAGCAGAGGAGCAACTTTACTGATTTGATACATAGTTTTATCATCCGTTACAAAAACTAGTGGTGGATGGTAAAATTGCTGTAAATAAAAAAGAACATGCAAAAAGTAATTAATGTACTCGCTCTCGCGTCTTTTGCTGTATCTGCTTCCGTGGTTGGCGGTGGCGCTTATGTTTATCTTAATAGAGACAACATAGTTGAAGGTATCAAATCAAAAGCAACAGAAGCAGTCATGGGTGCTGTCACTGACGCACTACCTGGCTTGGTAAGTGGTGCGATGCCTGAACTTCCAGGTACAACCGGTGGAGCAATTCCTGCTGTTGGTGGCGTTGACGCTGGAGCACTGCCTTTCTGACAATGGAGATTCGTGATATAGGTGTTGCTAATCTTCGGATTCCTCCGACGAACATTTTTAATGTAGATGTAGCACCACCTATTGTTTATCAAATACCCGTACCTGTGACGGTGCAATTGGGTAGTCCCATCATTGAAATGCCTGGTTGTGTAAAGGATCACCCTGACGGTGATGTGCAACTAACAATAGATGATCCTAAAGGGACAAAAATTTTATGCACAAATGAATATCCATCATATGATGCGATGGATTATACACCAGAAGATTTAATATACGATTACGAGGCACCCGTTCCTCCCGTGGCACCACCACCAGAAACTCCGCCAACACCAGAGGTTCCTGCTGACGCAATTCCAAAAACAGTAGAAGAAACCGAATGCCCTGGTCCTAATGCACCACGAGTTGGTGACGTAGCACAGAATAAAGAGGAAAGGGTATCTGGTTTTGAACTGCAAATTGTAAATGGAAATGAGATATGTGTAACTCTCTATGAGGATATACCTTGGCAGGAACAGTTTTTACCTGCTCCTCAGATTGTTGCGACTACCGCCGGAATTGCTGTGGTAGCGACGAGTTCTGCACTGCTCGCAAAACCTCTTGCTGATCTGTTGTTAAAGGTTGTGAAACCGACCGTGAAGAAGGTGCTGAAGAAGATTGCGACCTTACGGGGTAAGAAGATCCCGGTGCAATCGAGGTCTGAGAAGATTGCTGAGCAGCGGCAGAGGAATCAGGCGGTGAAGGCACTACGCTCTGTTCGACCTTTGAAGAAGTAGATGGAATAGAATGAACGTGTTGCTTGACGTGAGTTACATTATTGACCATGACATCAGCACACACCTTATAGTATGGACTCTTGGGGTGAAAAGTTATACCTTCCTTCATCAACTGTCCACAATTCTTGAGTCTGGCTATCTCAAAGTCTAGGCGCTTATTGGCAAGCAACTGAGCACGATATTCATTGTGAGTTTCTGCTGCTTCTTTACACAACTGTTGTGCTTTCTTATCCATTGATATTGATAGAGTTGCGCTCACACCAACAGAAAGACTTGAATTATTTGTCATTCCAGTTCTAGTTGGAATTGTATATAATATTTCACCGGGATTATCTGGGATGCCATCTTCATTACCATCTACATTATTGTAGACAGGTTGATCCCACATATGTTCAAATGGGTGTTGTTGTGATAGAGATCCTGTAACGTATGGTGTCACATTAAGAGTGGGACCTTGACAACTGATTCCGTCGCCATAAGTGTTGGTGATGTAAGGACCCTGTAAGACTTGAATGGCCTGATTAGTTACTGATCCGGATGAATTAGCGACGGGATTTGCTGTTGCACTTACACCCCCTACATCTGCTGCATGAGCAGGGACAGTTACAACCGCAGTCAGAGCAGATAGACATAGTGTTTTTATTGTGAGAAGATACTTGTTGTTGTGGTTACGCTTTCTATTGTTTGTTCTCTTTGAATAATCGTGTGATTTGAAAGACCTGGTGCTTGATACGTCTCTGTGAACTGGAATGGAGCACCCACTGTTTTCTGTGTGAAAGTCGGTCTTGTATTCATATTTAAACCGGTCCATGTCGAAATCACGCCCTCATTAGTATTAGTTTGATTTGTTATAGAAGAAGGTGCTAACCCACCACTAGATTGTATATTTGTCCCTGTCACAGAATATTGATATCCTGTGTTATAATCCATGGAATTGATAGTCTCACTGATAGTGCTCGTCGTTTCCGTGGTGGAAGTCATTGAGCCCTGAGTGAAGTTCGGGACCACTGGGACCGAGTGAGAAGGAGAGACTAGTCCGAAGACTAGTCCTAAAACACCTATTGTTTTATATAGGTGTCTCATTTCTACTTCACAGTGAGCTCAGTGACAAATTGGCCAGTGGCACTTGTGCCTGCTCCACCAGCGGTCAGCGTCATAGCACCAGCAGTTGTGATCGTACCTGCCAGATCACCAGCAGCACCAGCAGCATTAGAAGTCTGACTGGAGAAGTTGCTTACAGCACCTACACTAGGAGCAGCAGTTGGCACAGCATCGGCCTGTGTATACGTGGCCGAATATGAGAACGCAGCGCCAGGCACATCTTGAGTTGCTGAGATAGTTCCCGGAGCATAAACTCCACTAGTGATAGTACCAGCAGAAATGGTATTTGCTGTCGTACCGTCCGTGGTATCCACCCCGTTACCAGACACACTGTATGAGGAACCGATCCTAGTTGCCTGAGTCGCAGCAGAGTTCACGGTCAGTTGGACACTAGAACTTAATTTATGAGTAATATCGGCATATGCGGGTGCCGCCATCAAAAGCATAATGAGAGGCAAGAACTTTTTCATCGAGTCCTCAAATCATAGTCTGTATTTATTTAGACCTTAGATTTTTCACAAACGATGTAAAGTTCTATATGATACAGACCAGGGGCTTGACAGAAATGTTTACATTACTATATAATACTGTAACAGTTCTTCATAAAAGACTAATGACCGTAACTTCTAATGATCTTGGACAACAAAATCTGTGGGCAAAGGAGCCCCGTATGTATGTGGATCAAACCGCAGCAGAACGCTATGGTTATGAGACCTATGCAGAACGCGCTGAAAAGTTAAACGGTCGTGTTGCTATGCTTGGATTCATTGCAGGAATCCTGTCTTATGCTACAACTGGTAGTCTTTTCTTCTTTGGTGCCTTCGGCATCTGAAGACTGAATTTTTAAACACATTAAACGGAGAAATCAAATGAACGAAAAAGCAGAACGCATTAATGGTTGGGCAGCAATGATCGGTGTCGTTGCAGCGATGGGATCTTATGCAGTTTCAGGACAAATCATTCCTGGTATCTGGTGATGGGATTTGTAGCAGTAGCAATGCTGTTGCTAATTCCAATCGCAGCAGCGG